ACTTCTGCCTTTACAGCAGCAGCCTTGTCAGCATCTGCAGCAGCCTTAGCAGCAACAGCATCAGCAGTAGCCTTAGCAGCAGCAGTAGCAGCGTCTGCTACAGCCTTAGCAAGAGCAGCATCTACTGCAGCCTTAGCAGCAATAGCAGCATCCTTAGCAGCCTTTTCAGCAGCAAGTTCTCCAAGAAGATCACGAACTGTGATTGTCTTGACTACGCTTGAAGTTACTGTGTTGAAACCTGTTACAACAGATGCAACATCAGATGAGTTTGTAACAGATACAACAAGGGTTGAAGAACCAGTTGTTGGCAGTGTTACCTTGAAGTCTGCTTGACCAAAGTTAGTCAAAGTAGCGCCAGTTGTAGCAGTAGTTGTATCAAGAGTTCCACCAACAACAAGTGCTGTTAGACCCTTACCTGATACCTTGTTACCAAATACGTCTGTTGCTGTTACTGTTGCAGTTACAACGCTTGAAGTTGTTCCCGCATCAGCAGCAGAAAGTGCAAGAGTGTTAATCTTTCCTGCAGTTCCTTGTACATAATATGTTAGGGTTGTTCCCTGATTGGTAATTGTTACAGTACCAATTGCAGTTGTCTTTGTATAAACCCAAAATGTTGCAGTTGTTCCTGTTCCAGTTGCAATTGTCAAAGATGAAGATCCTGATGATGCAGATACTGGTGCAGCAGATGTGTGCAATGCAGAAACAATTGTTGCATTTGTTGTTGCTACAGTTACTGATGTTCCTGTATCAACTGTTGCAACAAACTTGAGTGCGTCAGCAGCGTCAACTGTGTTGTCTGCTGGTACTGGCAATGATGCAGGTGTAGCAATTGCGGATGCTGTTGTATTAGCAGTTCCGTCAAGTGATACAGCGACTGTCATTACGGCTGCGCTTGCAGGCGAAGCCACGATTGTTGCGGTAGTCATGGCTGCAACCACGGCTAGAGCGATTTTCTTTAATGAATTCATTTTTCTCCTTGTATATTCATTTTATTTATATTGTTTTTAGGGAAGCGTGTCAATTCTGCGTGGCTTATCCTTAAATGTATGAACTTCAACTTCAAGGTTTTGATCTCTAGGGGTATGAGAAATAGCACCGAAAATAGAGCCACACACAGCATCAGCCAAGTCCTTTGATTTTTTACGTGGGTGATCTACCTTATCATTTTTCATAATCTTAAGTTCTGTTAATTCCTCAAACAAAAGTTCGATGGCAGGCATAGCAAGTCTTTCTTCATATACAAGCATAGCCATATCCTCATAGTGTTTCTTGGAAACAGACACAGTTTCTGTTCTCATGCCTACCGCCTGTAATTCATTTTGAATATCAAATGACTGCCATCTGTCAAATGTTACTAAACCTATATTAAATCCAAGTCTGCGTAGGTTTTGTATCCATTGCTTTACCTCAGACAGATTTACTGGACCCTCTACCTTTGGCTCCCACCATGCTACAGCGTCAACAACTACTACTGGGGATATCTGTTCATAGTCTTTAATTACTTGAACGTTAACCCACTTCTCAACATGTGCAATTGCTACTGCACACTTGTCATGCTTTTGTGCAAGATCAGCATGAACAAAATAAATCTTTTCTGGATCTGGTTTAAAGTTTTCTTCAAACCTTCTAAAAGTATCAAGAGGATTTCTAATGCTCATACAGGCTCTTACTTTGTCTGCCTGCTTAAAAAATGCATCAGAGGCATATGTAGGGACACAAGCAAAACGCATCATTGCATCGCCAAGATCTGTCATGAAAGCAATCTTAAAATCATCAATCTTTCTAGTTGGATTAACTTCCCATGTGGGTCTTTTTAAACCAAATACTCCAGGATACTTATAAGACTTTATATGATCTTCATCCCATGTAATTTCAAACCAATTATCCTTATCGTCTTCTGGCAATAGTGGATTAATAATAAATCTATGGCTCTTTGTTACTACTTCTTTGTCAGCAATTACTGCTTCATATCGTTCAGAAATAAAGTCTCCATTATATCGTGGGAATGAAAGAAGAACTACCTTTCCAAGATCAGGAAATCTAGAATCTACTGAGCCACGAAACGCTTTATATATATTATCTGCAGTCTTTCCTTGTTCATTTCCAGTTGCAACTTCTGATGCAAACCCAGAGATCTCATCAAGAACTGCAAGTAAAAGATTTAAACCCTCATGAGATTCACGTTCTGAGTGTCCAGAATAAACAGTTACTGACTTATCAAAACTAATAGAGTCAACTTTTGCTTCATACTTACCAGCAAACCAAGGTGACCTCTCAATCTTTGATTTAAAGCCTTTAAAGAAAACATTTTTTGCTTGTTGTGCATTAATAGCAACATTAATTAAATCTATAGCGTCTCCAGATGGTTTTCCGAAGTACTTTGCAGGGTCTTTAAGACAAAGTAGTTTGTATACAATATAAGCACAAGCCACAGTAGAGGTGAAATCTTTACCGCTACCTTTGCCAAGTTGTAAAATGATTTCATTTTTTGTATATTTTTCATAGTACCTTGCACCTTCTTCTTCTCCCATAATTGATTGAAGATCTTCTTTTCTATATATTTGACTCATTGCTTCAACAATATTATATTGAATATCTGATAATCCTGGCTGACCTAAATAATCTAGAGACTCTACAAATGTTTTTGCATCTACTGGAGTTTCTTCAAAATTATTATCAGCAAGCGCTTCTAAAAAATCATCAAACATTGTGGACAATTGTAATCACTTCGTCCTTTTTGGCAACATCAGAAAGTCTACGCATAATCTCATCACGAATCTGTGGGTACTCAGAAGCAATATCCCTTAAAATTGCCATAAGCACTTCTTGCTTTTTTTCTATTTGTAGCATCTCTTCTGCAAGTTCTTTATTCTCAAGCAAACCTGCTTTTTGTAGCATATCAATTCTCTTAGACTCAATATCCATAACTAGTTTAATTGCTTGGGTCTTTGCCCCAAGATTATTAGTTAATGATGCCTCATCAATCACCTCGTAAGACTTTGCAATTAATTTATTATAATGTGTATCTGCAACTGCAAGGGCCTCTTTAGCACGAGCACGAATTGCATCATTTGCTGAAGCCATAACTTTCCACTCATTGATATGTTGTACTACACGAGTGCGTGGTATTGCAAGATCTTTAGAAATTTTTGTAGGATCATTTCCTTTTAGATATTCTCCAACTACGACGTTTATTTCATCCAAATGTTTAACTAAGTCTTCTTCAGTCGACATGACCATAGGCCTCTCTTCTTTCTAATTCTTTTGCCTTTGCTATTTTTAATAAAACAAGATAACCGATAAGATCATCAATATCATTATCTCCGACATACGATGTGCCCTTCATTATTCTGCTTAACTTATCGTCAATACGAACATGTAGTTGTTCTCTTGCGTCTGCTCTACTAAAAATACGAACTGGCTCTAATGCAGAATTTCCATATGCTATGTTCTTTTTAATAAGCATATGTGCAATTTCATGACAAGATTCATATATCTCTTTGCCAGCAGATGTGCCTACTGTAAGCAAGTATAAGTCATCACATCTAAAATTATTGACATCTGAAAATACTGGATTCATCGCTTTGACTTCCTTAGCCCAAATTTAGCAAGGTATACATAAATAGTTTCCACGCTAACCCCACATTCTTTTGCTATAGCCTCTGGAGATTTTTTATCAATATGATATCTTTTTTTAAGCCATAGTTCATTTGTATACAGTTTAGCACCCATAGTCACTCCTTGTCAAATCCAACAGCCTTTTCCCAATTATTTACAGCCCAATGACCTATTCCACATGCGTCTGCAACATCATTATCATTAATAGTTCTGTCATAAATAATATCTATTAATTTCATTGTTCTTTCTTTTCTAAAGTTACGCTCATATGTTTTATACCAAGAATCTGATTTTCCAGGATTTTTAGATCTTATAGTTAACTGCTCTTCTTTAGTTAATTTTTTATTACCAATATAATTTTGCCAGGTAATTGGAGATACCTTTCCTATTATTGTTGTTGCTGATTGACCTGCTGCTCCAAGTATGGCTCCTTGGACTAACGCAAGATCTGCAGCAGTTTTAGGACTATTCATAAACACTGTATGCTCAATTACAATTGCCTCAAACCCCCCATAGTAATCAAAAAATGCTTTTGTTTTTTTACCAGCATCCATAACTTTTTCATAAATATTTTTGCCATCAAATTTTATTTTACCGACAACGCCTAATGTTTTTTCTTGTGCATTAAACAATGCAAATGCAAGACTAGTTGTACTTGCATCAATAGAACAAATTGTAATAGGTAAATTATTTTCGTTTATCATTTGTTTTATTTTTTATATCTTTCAATGCTCTTTTAACCTGATTTGGGTTAATGTTACATTTTGTACATAATGGATCGTCATTGTATATAGAAAGTTTTTCATTACATTTCTTACAAACACGATTCTTTCCTTTTCTTTTCTGTCTTCTAGTTTGTATATATCGTTGTGCTATTTTTTCTTTAGTAGCAGAATCTCTACACTTTTCAGAACAATATATTTGATAAGAAATTAATGATTCAAAATTATGATCACACCATTTACAATTTTTCATCTTCTAGCAACTCCAGAGGTCTAAGTTTAATTACCCCTGTCTCTGCTTCAGCACATGCTTTTTGAATTGGACATACTTTACAAATTTTAGAGTTTGACCTATAAGGCTTCTGTGGCAAATTTCTTTCCTGCCAAGCCTTATAAACTTCCCTCATCCAATCAAATGCCTGGTCTACCCACCGACGGTAATGATCATTTACTACTACAGGTAAAGTTAATAACTCATGATTATTTTTATTTTCATAAATCATTACGCCTTTACCAATTTTCCAAACCTTCATATATATTAGCAACTGCATAAGATGACCCATCTTAGGCTTTCTGCTATTCTTTTTATATTCAAATCCTTCGTTAGTAATTGTTTTAATTTCACCAACTAGTCTTTCTCCATTATAGTTAAGCATAACGTCGCCGTAACCATCAAAAGGAGGGTCTTCTGTTTTAACTCTAAACTCCATTGCTGGATGAGTCTGCTTATTATACTTACGTGGGATTGTATCCATCTCCATTGTTTCATCAAGAAGGCCAGCGTCTTTGATTGCTTCTTGAATTCTTTCATGGCCTAACGTTCCATTTGTTCTGTTTGCAACACCATATGCATCTGAATTATCATGATGAACCTGCCCATCAAAAGCCAAGAACCAATATCTTGGACATTCTCCAGCACCATATGTTAGCGCTGATGCAGAAAAGTTTGTTTTTTTACTAAACCTTGGTTTTGTTTTTGTAAGATATCCAGACTCTATTTTTTGAATTAAGCCCTCTATAAAACTAGTATCCTCTTCTGGATAATTACTTTTCTTTTTACCTGCATCTTTTATCATAACTTGCTGTAATAAATTTTTTGTCATTTTTTATCCTTAATTTTAGTTAATTATATCAGATATCATCTAGTTATATATTTTAGTGCAGAAACAAGATTATTGATAGATTCTGCTGCTGTATAATATAAATTTTTTTTATTTCTATTAGACTTGTCAACATTTGCCATCCAAGTTGCCCTTAATGACATTTTTGATGCTATAGCCTGTAATCTTACTATCTCTAATGTAGCAACATTCATAGGAATATCTGGCTTCAATATTAATTTGGCTATTGTAGTTAGCGCAACAGTAAGTTCTTCATCTTCCATATAATCTGATATTTCTGAAAGACCATTAATCATTTCTAATGTTGTTTGATTTGAAACTGTATCATTCATAACTCTATGGCCTCTTCAGGAATATTGCACTTTTCTTTCCAATATTTTTCTTTAATTGACATTTTATCGATCCACTCTTTGGTAACTTTTCCTCTTGGATCATTTACTTTAGTAAAATGACAAAAAATCATATCAAAATAATCATTGCTGTCAAAATCTAAATACTCACGCCAGTGTATTTGATCTGTACCTGAAAACACCAATCCCTGATTATTTTTTAATGTTATAGGGTTTCCTTCTATAACTATTGGCCATGGCTTTGTTCCTTTTATTTGAACATCAAAAGTTAGTTTATGATCTTCAAAAGCGTCATCAAAATGTGGATATAGTTTTAATTGATATCCCCATTCGGTGGTATATCTTGCAAACTGATATGCGTTTAAGATCCAGTCTTGTCCATATATATCTTGAATTGTTTTTTCAAGTTTAAGCCTTATGTCTTCTCCCAAAGATACGAGATATGCTCTATGCCCCATTGAGCGTTGAACAATAGTTGTCTCAAAATCTGTAGAATTGACTATATCATAAATATTTTTTATATCTTCATCACTTAAAACATTGTCTACTATAATATTTTCTATTTGTTCCATTGTTTCCATATATCTATTATACACCATCCACTAGTTGTTCTAATATAGCAAATTCAGTTATAGCCAATCTAATCTTATTGTTTCCATCTCCAATAATAACAATAATTGCTGGGTCATTACCATTTTTAATAGCATCTGTTACCACTTTTGCCCATACGTCCTTATTGATTGTAAATGATTTTCCAACTTCTTTAAAATCTACTGTAAAGTTATTCCAGGTGGCGTCACCTTTATGAGTATTTCTACCAGAATTTTTGTGTTGTTTTGCACCTATCCTTTTGCTTTCATTTTTTTCACTCATGTCTTTTAGCCTTTTTATATCCTACTTTAAATAATTGACTTTCAGATAAATGTTTTTTAGAACACATCCAAGAAGACATTCCAGTATCTGCATAAAGACGAAGAGTTTTTACTTCTTCTTTACAAATTTTACAAGGAAATTTTCCTTCGTAAATGGTATATTTACTCACCTATTTTATCCTTAATCATTTTTTGTAGATCAAGATCCTCTCTTACACGATTAACAAATCCCTCTCTACCCTGAACTTTTGAGCCATCTGGAAGTAAATACCATGCGCCAGTTCTTTCAACTATGCCAACAAGTTCAGCAGTGTCAACAAGATCAGCGACCCCATCAATGCCCAAGTTATCGCCTCTAAAATAGAAATCATACTCGCCAGACTGAAATGCAGGAGAGGTTTTGGAAAACTGGAGTTCCCATCTAATCTTTCTACCAATCTTTTCTTCAATAGCCTTGTCACCAACATATATTTTTCCTTTCAATGCCTGATTATCTGATTCAGATGAAAACAGTTTTATTACAGTTGATGAATAAAATTTAGTAGCCTGACCACCAGTTGGTTGTTGGCTTGTATACATTGCATTAATGTTATTTCTGGATTGAGAAATAAGAATTAACAATGTTGGCTTAACCTTATTATTTGCATAGTTGAGCATTTTCCAAGCATTGCTGAAGTCACGAGACTCTGCACCAATTTGTTTTGTATTTTCTAATTGCTTTAATTCTGATGAATCTTTTTCAAAATAAATTGCTGGAAGCAAAGAAGTAATTGAGTCAACAACAATTATGTCAACTCCAGCCTCAATTAGATTTACTCCAACATCTACCATTTCATTAATAGTTCTTGCTTGTGAAACAATTAATTTTGAAGTATCTACACCTAACTTTTCTGCCCAATCTTTGTCGTATGACATTTCTGCATCTATCCATGCACATACCTTTCCCTCTTTTTGTGCTAATGCAATTGTTTGAAGGCATAAAGATGATTTTGCACTTGACTTGCTACCCCAAACAAGAACTTGTCTGCCATACGGTAATCCACCATTTAATGCACGGTTTAGTCCAAAACTTGGAGTTGTAGCATATTCTGTTTTAGGAACTTCATCTCCTACAAGAATGCTCTTTCTTAATTTAGGATTTAGTTGTGCTAATACATCTTCAAGACTAACCGACATTTATATCCTCCAATATTACTGTACCGTCTTTAGTTTTACCTAATTCAAATTTATATGCGTGTCCTTCTTCAATCTTCATATATGCTTTAGCAAATGCAGTAGGAAATACTGTTACTGGATGAAGTTCTCTAGATGTGTCTGCTAGAGTTAGAGAAGCCATCTTTTTCCCTGCTTTCGTTATCCTAGGTTTAAAGGATACCACAAATAATTCGTCATCCTTATATGGCAACATCCTGTAGTTTAAGAATTTAACTAAAGCAGAATCAGATCCTTTTATCTCGTCCACAGGAACAGCACTAACAATTCTGTTATCAGAACAGAGTGCAATATAACTTCGTCCAGCCTCAATTGTGGTTTGTTCTTCATCAAATACACCAATACTTCCTGTTTTGTCTAATATTTCAACACGAGACCAACCTTTTCCTCGTTTAATTCCTTTTACCATTCCCATAAGAATAAACGATCCTTTTTCTTCAAAGTCTTCTACTTGATTGATAAAAGCATGATAATGCGAAGGAACTGTTTGTGTAAATTCTGGCAAACCTAAATACTCATATAGGTTTTCACGAATTTCATTATCGTTTCTTGGATTATCTGGAAATGTAGCAGCACCAATAACTCTTAATGCCTCTAGTGCTCTGCTGTTGACTCCATTACCTTTTGTAAATGTAAAGGTTTTAACTTCCTCGAAAGACTTAAAAGGTCGTGCCGATATATATCGTTCTGCAATCTTATCAGAGATAAACTTGATCCCCGAGAGTCCAAACCGAATGCCTTTGCCCTCAATTTTAAAATCAATATCCGAATCGTTAATGTGAGGTAGTTTAATGCTAATCCCCATTCTTTTCGCTTCAATAAGATATTCAGTTCGTGCATCTTTGTCCCTTTCATTCTTTAGTAATGAATACATAAATTCAATTGGATAATAATATTTTAGCCATGCTGTCCAATACGAGAGCGTAGAATAAGCAACCGCATGAGACTTGTTGAACGAATAACCAGCATGCGCTTCAAAGTCATGCCATAGATCACGAGCAGTATTAGGACTAATATACTTAGAAGCACCTTCAACGAATTTATCCCGAAACGCATCAAACTCTCTTGCATCTTTTTTCTTACCGATAATTTTACGAACCTTATCGGCCTCAGACCAAGACATACCTCCTAATTGAACACAAGCCTGCATAACCTGCTCCTGGTATAGGATACACCCATATGTTTCTTCTGTGAATGGCTTCATTGTTTGATGTAAATAATTTACTGCCTGCCTACCGTGCTTTCTTTCAATATAGTCTTTCCCAATAGTATTCATGGCACCTGGACGAACTAAAGCATTTGAAGCAGAAAGTTCTGCTAGATTTTTTACACCCATTTTAATTAGAAGGTTTGTATATGGTGTGGCTTCGCATTGAAATACACCCTTAGTATATCCTTCAGAAAGCATTTGATATACCTTTTGATCTGTCATATCTATTTTTAGCAGATCTATATCTGTGCCTTCTCTTTCTTTAATTATCTTAATAGTATCTTTGATAACACTTAATGTTTTAAGACCCAGCGCATCTATTTTGATAAGCCCGATTTTTTCAGCCTCTTCCATATCAACTGCCACAACAGGAATACGCTCATCGGAACCAGGAGAATTACGTGTCTCCATCGGTGCGTACCTAAAAATAGGATTTTTGCTAGTGACAACACCAGCAGCGTGTATTAATGGTATGTTTAGTGCACGAGCAACATCTCGTACTACACCTTTATCTTTAAATTCTAAAAATGTTGCAATAGAAGCAACATGTTTATATTGCCTTACAAGATAATCTTTAACTTCATCACGACGAGAATCTTGAATATCTGTATCAATATCTGGAAAGTCATTACGCTCAGGATTAATAAAGCGGAAGAATAACAGTCCATGTTTCAATGGATCAATATCGGTAATGCCTAATGCGTAACAAAGCAATGATCCAGCAGATGATCCACGACCTGGACCAACCATAATGCCTTCCTTCTTTGCCCATGAGATCATACTTTGAACCACAAGAAAATAAGGACCAAACTTTTTATCTTGAATAACTGTTAATTCTTCTTCAAGCCTATCAAGATATTCTTTGTTATTGTCCAAACCTTTTTCTGCTAAACCTTCTATTGCTAGTTGCTTTAATTGTTTATCTGGATTTTTATATTGAACTGGCAGAAGATTAAGATTATCTTTAATATCATAGTCTTCAATCTTATTGGCAAGTTCAATTGTATTTTCGTAGATATCTGTTCTAAAAATGGCCTGCTTCTCCATAGCAGCCTGAATTTCCTCATATGAAAGCAAATGAATATCAAACTTATTGAATGACATCTGTCTATCTGCACCGTATAGGTAGTCAAGACGCTTCATTAAGTCCCCTTGCTTTTTGGACTTTTCATATGTAGCATCTTTCTGAATTTTGTTTGAATATGTATTAAGAATAAGTTTTAACTCTTGAATTTCTTTTTGTGAAGGATCAACATGGTGACAGTCTGGAGTTACAATTGGCTTGATCTTAAACTCATCTGCTAATTGCAATATTGTTTGATTTATAGACTCATCGTTATGAGGCATTACCTCAAGATAATAATCTTCGCCAAACTCTTCTTTAAACCATTTAATATATTTCTTTGCCATTCCTAATTCGCCAAGTTCAATTGACTTAGCAATAATACCGCTAGGACATGCAGAAGAAACAATAATACCTTCTTTATATTTAGACAATACTTCAAAATCAATTCGTGGTTTCTTATAATATCCTTCAGTCCACGCTATTTCATTTAATTTATTTAGATTTTCTAGGCCTACCTTGTTCTTGGCTAGAAGAATGATATGGTTATACACCATGTCTAGTGGAGTAGTGCGATCTGCCTTGTCTCTTTGATCAAAACGATCTTCACACATATATCCTTCTATGCCAAGAATAGGCTTGATACCACTTGCTTTGGCAACACGATACATTTCTCTGTGGCCAGAAAGGGAGCCATGGTCTGTAATCGATATTGCAGGCATACCCAATTTTGTAGCACGATCTACATATTCAGATGGCAACCCGATACCATCGAACAATGAAAAGTGAGTATGTAAGTGTAGTGGTACGTAATTCATCTACTACCAGTCGATATTCGTCGCTGATGTAGATGAAGGCGAATCAAATCCGAGATAGAATGCTTCTTGTTCAGCATATGGAACACGACGCAATGCTTTCTCTAGTGGATATGGCTCAATGCCTTCCCAATTAAATGGTTCCTTATCTGGAGCCGATGGAATTAAAGTATAAGACGTTTCAGTTCCCTGACCGTTACGCTTTAACTTCCATGTAATATTTGAAATGCTTCCTGTTTCAAGAGCATATTCACGAATAGTGTTAAATGAAGATTGCTTGCTAACACCCATAGACCAAATAGCAACATAAGGCTTATCCTCAATACCATCATCTACAAGTACATTACAATAGAAACGCAAACGACCACGCCATCCGCTATTGCCTTTTGGATCTTTACGATACATTTCCTCAGCCCAGTCACGGCCTTCGGTATCCATAGTATCCACAGCCTTACGCTTATAGTCTTTTGGATTTGTATGTTCTTTAACAACAAGTGCAAGACCACGCTTGTCATTATAATTTGCGGAATCCTCATCCAATTCTTCAATGAACCGAATTTTAACTGCTTGTCCATCAGCCAACTTTAGCCAACGAACCTTTGGACCGCTCTCATCTGTTTTCTTATCGAGCAGGGCATTGATGTTTTTTAATCCCTTAATAACGCTCATAGTTTTTCTCCTTTGTTTTTTCTAGTTTAGCATAGACAGTATTGATTTGTCAAACTGGTATTCCAGTTCTTTTATTGACTTATCGTCCATATCGCCTATATCTTTATATTGTTTATCTAAGTTAATTACAGTAACATTTCCTTGTAATCTTTCAATTATTTTTTCTTTCATGTTACCGCCTGCTTCATCATTATCAGCAATAATTATTATATCACTAAAGTATCTTTGAAGCAAATCTATTTGTTTTGATGACACATTGGCTCCCAGCGTAGCAACTGCTGGAAATCCAATTTGATCTAGTCTAATTGCATCGAACGAAGACTCAACTACGTAAACTTTTGATGCTGCCTTAACTCTATTTAAATTAAATAATACTTTTGACTTAGGAAGTTTTGAGGTATTTTTAAAATCTTTTCCTTCAATAGATCTTCCAACAAATCCGACACAGAGGCCTTCATTATTCTGTACTGGTATACAAATCATATCTTGGTTTTCAGAATATCCAAGTTTAAACTTAATTACAGATTCCTTGGTAATTTTTCTTTTAATAAAATATTCTTTTGCCCTTTCTGATAAAAGGGCTTGTTCATGAAGTCTTTGAACCATGGACATATCAAACTCTGTCCACTCTTCTTTATCTACCAATTTAGAATTTACTTCAGACAAAATATCTGTTTCAATCTCTTTGCTTTTAATAAATCTAACAGACTCAAAATATGTTCTATTTGAAAAATGCATTACTAACTCTATAAGGTCTGCTGTTTTTCCACAGGAGAAACAAAAGAATAATCCGCTATATTTATTTATTTCTCCAGCAGGGGTGCGATGGTTAGAGTGAAATGGACAAAATACAATATATTCAGACTCTGCTTCTTTTTCTACAGTTACGCCCGATCCTGCGAGTACTCTTTTAACTTGGCTGGCTGTGTATAAATTGGTCTGGTTCCGTCTATCCCTAATATCCATTCTGCTTTTTTTCTCCCTATATATATTCCGTATACGCTTAATTCAAAATTAAAATAATTTTTTTGTTCATTATATGATAAAGTAAATTCTGGGTTAATGTCAAATCTTGGAGCATATCCAGATAGGCGCATTTCTGATACCAGTAGTCTGATATATTCTTGTTGCAGTCTATATATGGCTGAGTCATCTACGATAATCCCATCCAATCCAAACCGCTTTATAGCCTTGTGTGGAAATGTTTCCATGGAGCATATTATACTGACTTATCTTCATAATCCTTATACCTGTAATATCCCTTGTCAAAATCAGCCTGAACTAAGAATTCGCCCATAAAACCATTACGATTCTTTCGGAATACGCATTCAATAATATCACTATTAGATGCCCTGCCTAAAGCCAATACCCAGTCTGCATCATATGCGATTTGTCGTGACCATGCGGTTTGACCCAGTGTTGGCACCGTATCTAACTTGGTTACATCATCTGGGGTAGCAGATGAAATAGCAATAATAGGAACCTCTTCTGCAATAGCCATTAACTTTAATTCACGAGAAAGGTTTTTCATACGAATAGTTTCATTATCAGATTTTTGGTTTGGCGACATTAGTTGTAAGTAGTCAACAATAACAAAATCTGGCTTATATTGATCAATCTTTCCACGAAGAACCATGGGGTTAATTTCTCCACCAGTATCATTTGAGATAATGTGGAACTCTGGTTTGCCAGTTACGTGCTTTGTATGCCAAGACTTAAGCATATCCATTTCAACCTGTCCAGCGCTTAGTTTTCTATGTGACCAAACTCCCTCGCCCATGATTGCAAATACACGATTACGAACCTCTACCTCAGACATTTCAAGACTTATGATCATTGGACTACGACCCTGTTTCCAAGCCTGTACAGCGAAATAGAGAGACAGCCATGACTTTCCTATACCTGGATATGCAAGGAAAACTCCCAACTGCCCTGGCATAATTCCAGAGGGTAGATAATTATCAAACCCTGGAAGTCCAGTTTTAATTCCAAGTGCCCCAGCCTCTTGTTGTTTTTTAAGATTTTCAAAATATGCAACAGCAGAGTCTAAATCTGTAACATCAATATCACGAATCGCTGCTGTATTTTTTCTTAGTTCTGCTGTCTTAGTAATGAGAGATTCAAGAGCATCTAGTCCTAAGCCACCCTGCACATCTGTAGCAGCAGAGCGAATAATGTCCTTCAAACTATTAGTTAGATATTCTGCTTGTAATTCTTCAAGATGATGTTTTGTTGATCCAACGCCATCTATTAATTGAAAATCTCTAAACTTATCTATAACCAAATCTGCTGGAGGAACAGATCCATTATTCTCATAATATTTTTTAATAAACTGCCATATGTCAACATGCGTGGTTAATATGTTTTCAACATTTGCTTGTAAAAGAACATGGGCTAACTTATCTTTAAGAACGGCTGAGATTAATTTTGATTCTGTATTATTCACCTAACCACTCCTTAGCCATCTTCTTACGTTCTTGTCTTTCTTTTAAATCTCTTTTTTGTTGCTCTATTGCTTCCAGTATATCATGTGCAATATAGGAAAAATGATTCCATGTAGGATTTTCTGTTACTTCAAAATAATATTCAAGTAATTCATAACATACTTCCATGCCGTAAGATTCTATTAAGGCATCAGCAGACCACTGCTCAATCCATTTATTATATCTTGGCGCCTGTCCTAGTTTAAACTTATAGTGTTTATCAAACCTACTTAACAGAGCCAAACGCTTCTGTTTTTCTGTCACACTAATTGCTTTCTTCTAGTTCAACCTTTGCTTCTGCGATTTTTGCTGATAATTTATCTTCAACAAATTTATATACACGTTCAAAAGCCTGATCTGTATTTTCTCCATCACGCTTCGAATCTGTAACTCCAAGATCTAATCTTAGAGATTGAAAATTGCCAAGATTTAATGTGTAACCCAAAGTAACTGTTACTTTTGTATCTTCCATTTCATACCCTTCTGTTATATTGATTCTGACCAAATTGGTATGAATCTACCATCTTCAGTCTTTGTATATGTAAGTATACCATCTCCCATTCGTCTGGTCAACTCAGCCTTTGTAGGAGTAATATCATTTGTTATTAAATTATCTTTTCTTGGTCTACCAATATGGTATGTAGCCAGTATATCACGAATCTCTTTTACTTGTGATTCAGAATAATAAGATCGTACTTGCCATCCTCTTGCTCCACCTTTTTGAGATCCCGTTGGAAAAGGAATAATTCCACGTTTCATTAATGAAGGCATATACTTTTTATGTCTATTAACAAGATCAGCAGTTTCTCCTACTGTATATGCTCGCTCTCTTTTATTTTTAAAGTCACTAATTAAACAACTTTCTAATCTATCTTTATTAATATTATAAATTGACATAATGCCATTGGATCTGTTATAATGCACAATTCTAACAAGATCTTTATTTAAAAACCATACCTTTTTATTTCCAGGTATTACAGGAGCGACATTGTATTCTTCGCTCGTTCTATTTCCTTTTTTAGTAGCCATCTACCTTCCTCCGAATCAGATGGCGGATGATAAAAAATTCTTGATCCGCACATTAAACAAAAAATTTCTAAATGAGATACCGTCTACCCTAGATGTTGTAATTTTCTTTATTACCACGTTTACGTTTTTACCTGCTTCTGTATCACCACTATTTACAGGAGATGCCGTAACTATTGGAGGATATTTAAATTCTGGCTTTATTTGATAGGAAAAAGATTGCTGGCTTCCGACGCTCTGGTTGCTACTCTTAACAACATCAATATATCCTGCTATAACTCTTGTTTCAGATATTTTTGCACTCTGAGATGTAAAGTTAGGAACATCTACCGTAACATATTTATAAATTGCAGGGGATACCTGAACAGATAAATCATTGATAGCACGAACTATTTGATCTATATAAGATACATCTATTGGTTGTCCTGGTTCTGGTGATGGTATTTTTGCCATTATTCCTCCTGTCTAATTATACCAGACTGCCTTCATTTTCAAATAATATAGCATCTGCAAATCTTTCTAACGGTATGGTTTTTGTTTGTACAGCAATATGAACATATGTTTTTGCTGCATCATAAACTATAGAATAATTTGTTTGAGATGTTTTAGTATAAAACTGCCATCCAGAATTATTCCATTTTACATATATACAATATTCTTCCATCCCAGCCTGTGGCTGCCACGCTAAATTAATAACTCTATTTGTCTTATCTATAATCATACTATTTAAAATTTCTGATGGAGTATCTTCTGCTATAATTTTATACGCTGGAGACCAGTGCGACATTCTATTTTTATCTTCAGATATAAATCTATATCTTAAAACATATTTTCTATTCTCGCCAAAAAATCCAGGTAGTTTTGATTTTGGTATAATAATTTTTTTAATACCAGAGTCTGGAGTAGGCATTATTGCACATCCAAAGCAAATCTAAACTCTATATAATTGCTTGTATTTGCTGCCTTAATAATAGTCTCTGCATTTGTATTTTTTAAAACTGTATAGCCAGTCATTCCATAAACTGGATTGATTGTAGAAATATTTTCAAATCTTATTGCATCAAGGCCAATATAAAAGTCTGGAGATGGTACGCCATTGTTTATTACAGTAGTATATATTTTTACAATACTAACATTATTCCATGTGAAGCCAGTGCTTTTATATAGTTCCTGTATTTGTTTGGTTATAACATGATACCTATTAGTTGCAAAGTTATAATCATTTGCATTCATTACAACTTCAAATCTAGCCCACTCTGCAACTCCAGCCGTATCACTTTCTGCAAACTCTAATAATATTCTTACTTCGTCTGGAACAATAGAAGGATCTGGATCTTTGTTTATAATACTAAATGCTAATTTAATTTGATCAGTAGGTGCATTAGAGTTAAAGTCTAATCCCACACCCAAAAGATGGATGTGGTTTGACCCTGATGTTATATTTAAATGACCTCCAGAAACTGTCAAGTTTGCTGAATCACCTTTTAACATAACTATATTATTATAAAAACGTGCTCTCTCATATCTTGAGATTCTGTCAGTATTTGTAAATAATCTGTTATCAGAGTTTGTCTGAAATGCATCATATGGCTGATTAATAACATTGTCATTATTTGATCCATCCAATGGTGCATAAACAATCGGAAGTGCTGTTGCAGAAGACTGATTATGATATTCCCAATTTTCATTTACAGTAAATGCAAATAATGTTCTACTGTCATATGCTCCTGCAGATGGATTAGCACCAGCAGAGTAAACTCCTACTTCAGAAATCTCATATCTTTCATCTGTTGGCAATTCTGCTGTAAGAACTATTTTATCTAATCCATCTTCATTTACATACCCTCTTGATGTAACTGGAACTCTAAACATTTCAAAATCTAACGATTGCTTACTAGAATAGTCTCCAAAATTTTGATTTGTTGCTAATGGCTTGGCTCCGCATCCTATTGCAATATAAGATGCATAGGCTGGCGCCTGGCCAATTAAATATTTTGCTAATATCGCTTTTCCTGTATTTGTAATCATGGATTCACCTCATATATTGTATCATCTAATACTTCGCCGTCAGCGACTATTGAAACCTCTACCTGCTCGTCCCGCCCTAAGTTAACTACATTTATAACAAGGTTTCCAGTCTCTGAATCAATATATACAATAGAGCAGTTTGGACCAGTACCGCAAGATGGCACTTTGGCTGAAAAGTTTATAGGGAATTTTTTAAAATAGTTTGAATCTGTATCTTGCAATGCCAATATATTTTGAGGATTATACTGAAAATATAAGTTAGTTAAATTCTTTATTGGTTGATAAGAAATATTTTGACCATTTATAATATCAGACCTTAAAATATTTATAAGTTCTTGACCACCTATATTTTCAAATATTAGATCTGTCATTATTTCTATAGGAGTTGTCTCATCATCAAAAAGAATAATATCTGTAGTTGCTGCTTTTACATCTTGATTATCTTGATTAGGATTTGGACTTGAAGAGGGTAGATCTGGAGTACTGTTTACTGGTGACATACTAAACCTCACTCATATACAGTGTCATCTGTGGACCACTGCTATTTTTATTATATTCCATATGATAAATGACAAATCTTGTATCTTCTGAAGATATTATATCATTATTAGAACTATCTTTATATTTTATATTTACAATATCTCCTAATTGAATCATAGGATTAGTAAATACTTTTACTCCAACATTTTTTCTTGGCTTTAGCATTTTATTAATCATCCAACCCATTAAATCATTTGCATCATCGTTTGACTGGATATAGACTGGATTTAATGAAAATTCTTTTTTACCATAAGATAGTCTACTTGTTTTTATCTTATCGTAATCTAGTGCGGATCTTATTGGAGAAACAATAAGACCATCTTTTCCTATTGCTGGATCAGAAAAGTTCGCATTCTTAGCAAAATAAGAATCAACAGTTAGTTGATCATTTGATTCTTGTGTAAATGTAATACCTTGAATTCTTAAATAGTTACCACTTGTTTCATCTAGATTAAGAGATGTATCTGTAGCATTAAAGACCATAAATTCTGCGCCATATGATCCTGCCTTAAATCCTGAAATTGCATATCCTTTTATTCTATTGAATGTTGGAGAAAGTTGTGCGTATAAAGCGGGATAGGCTTTATCATATCTTATTTTTAGATAAGCGGCTTCTCTCATAATTGTTCCAAATTCATCAAAATAAATATTAAATGATGGCGGCTGACTCATATTAATTCCAGATAAATATGTTGACTGAACCATTCCAGACATTGCATATTTTCTAAATGATTCATTTGTTGTAATGTGCTCATCTCCAAATGCTGCAGCAACTGGAGTATCAATGGTTGATGCTGTGTTTTGGCTATAATTACTTGCAAGAGCATAAATATTTTCAAACATACATTTTGATCCACCACGAACAAATAACGCAACATTATTATAAATTGGCAAAGGAGATGAGTCATCAACAATTTTTATTAAGTTATTGTTCATGTATAGGTAAAATCTTCTGAATGATCCCACATCTTCATACTCTACTGCAAGATCATATACAGTTGGACTTTGCTCACCAAGCATTCTGGACTGTCCTGTAAATTTACCATCATCAACTATAATATTGCTAAGTCCTCCCCAAAGTTTTACAGGAATAGCCTTACCACTTGGGTCTGAATAAATTTTATAAAATATCACATTGTGAAGATTGTCTACTTCTGAAGAATACTCGCTTATATTTTTTTCTGTTAATGCAATAACCTCTAAGTAATATCCAACATTAGTTGTTGGATTTATCATAACACCAATGCCACCAGACCCACCAGAAATATTTAATTGCTGATTTGGCTGACTTCCTGGCAAAACATATACTGGCATAGAGTTAACTGGTGTTTGTTCTTTAGTATCACTTACTTCAAGTTTGCCTATGATTCTCATTCTTGTTCCAAAATGCTTATACTTATTATCTAATGGCTTGTATTGATAGGAAACAAATTTTAATGGAGTTTCTATGGTGCTGAAAGAAGGCCCACTCATAACTAAAGCAGATGCTTGAACTGATCCTGCCTGAGTAGATTTAGTTGTATTGGTTTGAGACTCATTAACGTATGAATGAGATAAAAAGTTTTTAATTATGCTAGATCTTACTGTTTCCTTTGCTTTATTATTATTAACACCAGCAGGAATGGATGTTCCCAAAGATAAGGTTGCTATATCATTATTATCTAATATATCTTGTTCATTTAATCCAAACAGATGCTTACTTTCCATATTCATTCCACGAACATATAAATCGTTATACCAGTGTGAGTTTAATCCAGCATCATGAGAAACTATTGTAGTTCCAAATTGTCCACGTCCGTGTCTTGCCACTTCTCCATTTTTCATTACAGTCTTACCGTTAATTTCTTCATATTTAGGTTCAGCATATATTCTAACAAGGCCAGTCGGATATATTTTTCCATTAAATGATAACTTAGACATATAGTCTTGATATTCTTGATTACTACTAATCCATACATTTCCTACTGCCCCGACTGTTTCTGTTGTATACAATATCTTTCCATCTTTTTCTCCAGTTATAATATTTTTTTCTGTTCCAGGAATATTATATTGAACAGCGTCAAACTTTATAATTTCACCATTAGCATAAAAATATCCGTTATGTCTTCCTAGCCAATAAACTGCTTCTCCTAAATCTATAACATTATCTATCAAAGTATTATTTACAACATTTGGAACCTTAGAAGACAAATTAGAATTTAGTGGGATTGCAGAAAGATTATATGACGACTGATCTCTAGTTTCATTGTTAATTGATCTAAGATTTTTATCTCCAACTATTTCCCATAATAGTACTGGTTTATATATCCAATTTTTAGCAGCAACTTCATTATCAATCATAGATGCTTGTTTTATACTTCCATAAGATCTTTGAATATATCTTGTATCGTAATTAATTACTCCATCATTATATACATTTTTTTCTTCAGAAGACACCTCAATAATATTGGCAAGTTTACTTTGCTTATCTTTGTTTTCAATAACACCAGTATCTATAAGGTCGTCTGATCCAATAAGCGACATATCTATATTTCTATCTGTGTTTGATGGCATCATATAATTTTTACTCATCATAACAAAGTTATTGTATTCATCAAAAAACATTGATGTTTGAGTTGAAACAGCAAGATCATTTAATACCTCCGATATTGTTCTATCTGGTGCTATATAAAAGAAAGGTATTATTAATTCTTTTTCCCCTAAAATTCTTTTAAAGGTATAGTTAGAAAACCCTATAGAGTCTAACAGTAAAGATACTGCATAACTAAGAGATACATTTGGGACAAGCATTTCTGGCGCCTTAGTTGATTCAAAATAAAAATATAAATCTCGTAAATTAATATCTACTTTTCTATTAGAATGAGAAAAACCAAAAAACCCTTCAGAGTACATAGTCTTTATGGGGATAAAGTAATCATACCCACTAACATTAACAATAATTTCATAAAACTTAATCTGTAGATTATTTGATGCATAGTCTTTTATTATACTTAAACTATTGTTTTCGCTAAACGCATTATCATAGTCAAAAATTTGTACCTTGCCGTTAGATGCCAAAAGTTGTCCTACAGGCAATCCGCTAGTTCCCAAATCTGAGGCAGTCTTAGATAAATCAAAACTTACCACCTTGTCTGATATATCTGCACAAAGTCTTGGTGAAAGTTCAATAAGATCAAAAGTAGAATTTATCTTATTCATACTATCAACAACAATTCTTAAACCCTTGATATATTCAAATTCACGATAAATATTTTTGTTTTCTGAACTTGATAAAAATTTTGGAGGATTTACAAAATCAGTAACAAAATTAGTTAAACGGTCTACAGTTTCTTCTGCCAATATCCATCCGTATTCTGGAGTAAAGGTTTCCCAATCATTATTAAACCAAATATGATATTGGCCTATATCAGATTCATCTGATTTAACTAAATAAGCGTATCCCTCAATGGATTTTTCTGGTAGAAATAATACATTATTATATTCTTCAGCCCTTATAAAAACATCTTTGTACTTATCTGGAACAATTAAGCCATAAGATATTTCAACATATCCATCTTCTTTTATTATTGGAGTGCCGTCTTTTCTTGTAGTACCAGAATTAAAAGATATGACATCTATCCAATTATTATTATTTAATAGTTGTACTTTCCATTTTACTGGTGTAGTTTTATTGGAATCTCCATAAAATGGATCTGAAAATGATCCTGATGAATTAGAGAATGGTCCAAGATCTACAGAGCCAACATTTGTCTGCATTTTAATAACTATTCTATTTGCAGGTACTGGATTTTCATACACTACGAATGGTGCTGTATCATCTATATAATTTTGCCCATTAAATAACTTATTTGCTATACCTCTTAAATTTCCAGAATCTGTTCTAAAGGAAGTCCAATATTTAAAGTTATCATTTTTATCTGCCATATAGTATCTAGGCCTATTTGACATATTCATGTTAGAATGATGAAGTTTTCTACCTGGAAGATATGCTGCCTTATTTATTCCAGAGCGTGGTCTAAATCTTTTAAAGCAGTCTTCTAAAGAATATAACATTTCATTCTTTTTATTTTGTGCCAATAAAAACCAGGGCTGAGAGTTATTTTCTGGATCTATTCCGCCATCAATTTTTACATCAGCATCAGTTGCTCCAGTATAAAAATTACCTGTGTCATTTACATCAAAGGTATTTGGAATTGTTTTATATTTATCAGATATATCTGATGATGGTCTATATCTATAATTTCCTATTCTAAAAATATTTTTTGCAATGTTCATATTCCACTCTGCAATAACTGCAGACTGTGTCCTAACAGTTGGAGATGTTTCTAAATATGTTTTAAGTTCTTCGTTTTGAAACATTATACCTCTTCCAGAGTTACAGAAATATTCCAAAAGTCAAAGTTACTTCCACCACGTTTTACAACACTATAAGTAAAATCTGCAAAGTACATTTGCATCAATTGACTATATTGCCCTAAGTGTCCATATGCTTTAGAATCTTTTCCAAAATTAGAATATTTATCATATGATAAATAAACCCAAAATGGACCTTGATGGTTTTCGTACCAGTCTAATATTTCTACTCCACCTGCTCCACCATCTGTTGTATATTGTAGATCTGCGCCAGTACTTAATCCATATCCATTGTTTGGAGAAATTCCTGTTGTAGCATTAAAATCTGGTACAGTAAAATATGATCGTGATGGCAACATTTGCCAGGATGTTGAAAGTTGTAACTTATCAGCAATATGATAAGATCTCATTCTTCCATTAATCATTCTTTCTCTTGTTTCAATTCTCGTAGTATTAAAATCTAATGAACTTCTATTGTCGTCAGATAAAATTAAAAATTGATTGTATACAGATTCATCTGTCTCTGAACCTGGATTTTGTCCTATCTCTAATCCATTAGGAACATATACCTTAAAATCTGGATCGCCTTCTTTTGGAGCAGAAACTAATGTACCAGAATTATTGGCCCAAAGCATTGCTTGTGGCCTTTGATACTTTTTCCTACCTGTCATATACGATAGCGTTGACATTATAAGTTTGCTCCTCTAAGTCTCTTTGAGTCTACTTGCTTAATGTGCGTCATTACTGCCCGTGCAATTTCGTCAGGGTTTGCATCAGACTTAACATTGACATTAATACTATAATTATACACTGAGTCTCCTATTGAGTCCCCACTATTAATTGCTCTCATTTTATCTATTCCATGAGAATTTACTGCATACCTACTCATTACAAACTCCCCTGGAGTTAACATTGCTGGAACAGTATCTGTGCCTTTAGCAAATCCACCATTTAAGAAACGTGGTATTGTTCCACCCATTGAACGATATAGTGATCCTGTTAATCCACCTTTACGAAGGTATCTTGGTTTTATAATACCGCCTATCCAGTTAAAGTTCCTTGAGCCTGTGCCTGTGCTTGCTCAAAAGTAAGAGGTTTTTTGGTAAGTCCTGCATTATAAAGAGCAAGAGCAGAAACAGCAGCAAGAATAGCATCTCCAACTCCAAGCCATCCATCCTTCATTAAATTAACAAGAGTATTTGAAAATTCAATAACATCATTATAATATCCAGCATCTATTCTTGCAAATCCAATTGCAAGTTGAGCATCTCTCCAAACTTCTCGTTGCCTATCTATTGCCTCTATAGCAGCATCTCTTTGCTTCTGATAATCTTTTAAGGTCTTATTGGCCAAATCTAATTCGTCTTGTGCAAGTTTTAATCTTCCAACTTTAATATCATAAATCTTATCTTCAATTTGTCTAATTTCTAATAACTGAGCGTCTCGTTTCTTTTCAAGTTCATACACCTGCTGACTAATTGCAAACTGACGATTTTCTATTTGTAATCTAGTTAGCCCACCTTTACTTCTTAGATTTGCAATCTGTTGATCTTTTGCAGCACCCAAAACTCCTAATTGATCCTCTTTCATTGCCTCTATCTCGGATGCTCTCATTTCTTGTGCTGCTGCGGCTGCTGCAGAAATATCACCTTGAGATAAAGCATCTGCAAGTGTTAGTTGTTGCTTTTGTTGATTTGCAATTCTTGAATTTATTTCAAATACTTTTGTTAAAGCATCTGCCTGCTCATCATATCTCTTAGTTATTTCATCAGCACTTCTATTCATTAAATCAAGATCATTACCTAAATCTGATGACTCTTTCTGTAATATTTCTATTGGTCGTGTTATTTCTAATTCAATCTTTCTTTGTTTTGCATCGATATTATCTTGATAGTCTTGTATTTCTTTATTGATGCCGTCAATTTTTTCTTGAGTCTTATCAATAGCATCCTGAGCATTTTTAAGTAATGGCTCAAAATCATCCTCAATCTTACCTTCTAGCAAGTCATAATACTCCATAGCCTTGCTAAATAACTTATCAAATTCCTCTTCTTGGCCTTCTCTTGTAGAAAGTTTAATTTGCAAATCAAATGTTTTGGATTCTGGTATTTCATCAATATATTTCTTTAATTGTTCTGCATCTAACTTACCATCTTTTAGATCTTGGATAAATGCTTTTGCAAGATTTGGATTACTTAATATTTCATTAACATCACTTAAACTAAGGCCCATATCTACAAGTAATGGAGCAATTGCAGCAAAGTCTTCTTTAAGTTGAATTGTTGCAGTTCTTTCTTTAAAGAACTTAGTATTTTCTAATGCCTTTACTAAGTCTAATAAATTTTGTGTTTCTAAAACTAAATCCTTTAAATCTTCAGTAATTGCTTTTGGATTAAGAGCAATATATGCTGCCATTCCTTCTTGTTGTATTAGGTTAAGAGCAGTTTCATATTCTACTCCCTGTGCTGTAAGAGTATTTAGGGCAGTAATTTGATCCTGTATTGCACTTTTTTCTGGCAATATTTTTGTAATATTATTTTTTGCAATTGTTGAATAATACTCATTAAGAGATTTAGTTACTCCTTTAATTTCATCCTCAGAAAATATTTTCGCACCGCTTGCAATATCTGCTGTTAAATCTTTATTATTTTTTATAAAATCTGATGCTAACTGTGCGCTCATCTTAAAACCAAGAACTCCGTTTGTTAATTTTTGAAACGCAATTGTTTGATCATCAGTTTGTTTAATTGACTCTCTTTGAGAATTAATAAAGTCTACAAGGGTTCCTTGCTTAAATGCTTCATTAATTGCTCCAACTATTGTCTGACTTGCTTCTAATTGCCTATCTTCTGGTGCTAAACGATTTAATACCTTTTCTACACCTGGGAATACCTTGAGAGAATATTCTCCTTCTTTATTAATATTAAATAATTGTTTTGTAATTTCCTCAAATTGTTCTGCATCTAAACCTTTTAAGAAATCTAAAAATGAACTAGAAAGTGTTATTCCAGCCTTTGATGCTGC